TTTTAGAGGTGTCGTTCTTCCAGCCCGTATTGGCGTTAAGGTAATTCAGGACCCGGTCATACTCTTTTTCAATCTGACCGGAGACCAGAGCGCGGCTTTGGCGCAGGGCCTCGGGCATTTCCGCCAGTTTCTGCTTCATTTCCTTTTCGAGATCGAGCCAGGGCCAGGCGGGCCACTGCAGGCGGTGCTTGTAGGGGTCCTCGGCACGGGGCACATCGAGGTCGCCCGAGGCGATCCCGCGGGCGATCTGCCAGCGGTACCAGGGGCGGCAGTGGAACAGATGCAGCAAACTTTGCCAGACCCGGAAGTTGCGGTGGGCAATCGAGAAGCTGGCCTTGGTCGAGTGCCAGTTTGTTTTGGTGAAATCCAGCAAAAACATTTCCAGCGGCACCCCGGTGGCCACGGCCATCAGGCGGCACACCGCCAGCATGTAGGCCTCGAAGGTCTGATTGGGCCGCCACCCGCCGATGTTTTTGACCTCCTCGCCCATTTCCAGGTCGAGGATCATGCCCGGCTCCATCCGCTGCAGCAGGTCGAACGTGCTGACGCTGTCGGACGATTGGCCGGGGTCGGTCCGTTCGGTCTGCCCCGGCAGGGGCTCGATGCGTTCGGGGTTGCGGGTGATCTGGAAGCCGAGCTTCGCCCCCAGCTCGGCGGCGATGGTCTCGGAGTCGATGTAGTTGTCCAGGCGGTCGTAGACCTGCAGGCAGCGGGCGAGGTGGGGCACGCCGCGGGTCTGGTTGTAGCGTTGCCGGTTGGCCACGAACAGGCAGCCCCGGGCGTCGATCCGCCGGAGGTCGTCGGCGCTGGAGACGTAGCCGCGGATCGACGTGGCGTTTTTCTTGACCACGTGGTAGGCGGCGGTCGGCCCGGCGGCGGAGCGTTCGACGCCGTTGGTGATTTTGGCGTCCCCCCAGGGCGAGCCCAGCTCGTGGGCCTCCCAGGTCTGCACCCGCCCATCGGACAAGGGGCTTTGCAGGATGTCACCGTCGGTCCACTGGGCCCGCAGGCACAGCCGCAGGCCCTGGCAATAGTCGATCTCGCCCCGGTAGTCGAACGCGGACGGCTCCATGCGGGAGCAGATGTACTCCCCGGCCCGCTTGTTCCAGTCGTCGTCGTCCGTTGACGGAACGAACTGCATCTGGTCGCCGACGATCTGGCCGGCCATGGTATCCAGCAGACCCCCCATCAGGGCGCTGTCGCGGTCGTGCTTGCGGCACAGCTCGCGCAGCTGCCACAGGGTCCGGCGGTCGAGGTGCTCGTCGGCCCCGCCGCCGCCGCCCCGGTAGGTGCGTCGGGTGCGGCCCGGGCGGGTGACGTCGTAGCCGTCGAGGTAGGCCCGCACCGAGGCCCGCTTGAGGGCCCGCACGGGACTGAACAGGCCGACGACCCGGTCGGTCCAGGTCATCTTTTTGCTCAGCTCACTCACCGGGAGGTGTCGCACGAGGCACCTCCGTTGCTGAGGTCGGCAAGCAGAATGCCCCGCGGGCGCTGGCTGGAGCCGCTGGCGAGGCGTACCTTCTTCTCGTAGTAGGCCTCCAGGGATTGCAGCTGGTCGAGGTCGAGCTGTTTGGTGGATCGACCGGCCACGGAGAACTCGACCACCCGCTTGTCGGTGGTCAGCAGCTCGTAGATGGCCTCCTTGGCCGCCGCCAGGATCTCGCTGTCTGTCGGTGTGCTCATGCTTCTATCATGGAGCACGAGTACAGGCAGGTCGAGCCCGCAGAGTACAGATCTGTACTTTCTGTACTTTCTGTACTCTAGGTTTTTCCGCGGTAGCCGCAGTGGTTGCACCGGATTCGGCGGTAGTCGGGCCGGGTCGAGACCACCCGGACGCGGTGGCGGCACAGGGGGCAGAGGGTGCGGCAGGGGACGTAGCGTCGGTGCCCGCCCATGACCACCGCCTCGATCCGCCGGAGCACCTCGGCCTTGGTGCCGGTGGTGGGCAGGCCCAGCCCCGAGGCCGTGGCGACCATCGTGGGTTTGTTGGCCTGTCGGATCTCGGCCAGGTCGACCTGGTCGGGCGTCATCTCGGGTACGGACTCGTCGGTCGGGGTCGGGTCGGTCGTGTGCTGGCTCATGGTCGTCTGTCTCCTCGCAATCGGTCAGGGTCTGGGTTTATCGGCCGACGTTCATTCGGCCGACACGACGCCGGGGCCGGGCCTGGGAGGGGCCCTGCTCCGACGGGGGTTGAAGCTGTCGCAATCGGTACACGGCCGGGTCGGTGGCGACACAGCAGAGGATGGCACAGTCCCAGTAGTGGTTTGCCGTGTTGGCCCCCTTGGTGACCCACCGCTTGGTGGGACGGCCGGAGCGGCCCCGGCTGTAGCGGGACCGGTCGGTGACCAGCCGCTCGCTGAGAAACTGCCGGTACCACTCCTCGGGCAGCCCACGGGGCAGGTGGAAATATCCAGGGCCCGGTTCCTCGCTGCCGGCGTACATGGCCTGCAGGGTTTTCCAGTGCAGGTTCTCGAACTCGTAGAGCATGAGGCTGCCACTACGGAACCGGCGTTTGCTCCGGGGGTTTTTGGTTCGGGGCCTCGCCACCACCTTGTAGGCGGTGCGCATGTGGTCGGTGCCCATCGAGGGCGAGGCGTTGAGGCCCGAGGCCCGCAGCCGGTCGCACAGCTCGTAGATTCGGGTGGTGTCGTCGCCGGCGTCGATGAGGGCCCCGAGGATCGGCAGGGGCGGGTGGTCCTCGGGCGGCAGCACCTGGCCCTCGGCCGTGCACCGGGGAAACTGCTGGTCCCGCAGGTAGACCTCCAGCTCCTCGTCGGTCTGGATGGCCCGGGCGTCCAGCAGCCACGACTCCATGGCGTAGCCCCAGCCCCGGGCCTCCAGCACGTAGTAGCCCCGCTGGACGTCGACCCCCACGACCACCGCCTGCACGCCCTCGGGGGCGTGTTGCAGGGGGTAGGGTTCGGCCCGTTGTTTCAAAGCCGACTCCTCCAGTTCCGTTTCGGATTCGACCCAGGGCTCTCCAAGCTGCTGCTGCACGAAGGATTTCAGGGCGCTGATATCCTGCTCGGCCTTGGCTCGCAGGAACGTAAAGGCCAGCTCGGCCACGGTCGTGAAACTGGAGTAGAGGGCCGAGACGTGGAACCCCGCGTGTCGGCTACGGGGCTTCTCCGGCTCGCCGTAGACCCGGCCAAGCCGATCCACCGTTTGGCCCCTGGCCGCCCACACGCCCCGCCGGATGGAGGCCAGCCGCTCGGGCTCGGTCCACGGGTGGGAGCAGTCGAGGCACTCGATCCACGCCAGGGCGTCGTCCCGGATCTGCTCGGGCGGCAGGCTGTTGCCCTGGTCGTCCCGTGCCCACCGGACCGACTGCCAGGTGAGCACCTGGTAGGCTCCGCATTGAGGGCAGGGCACCCAGTACTCCCGCTGGTCGGAGGCCAGCCACGATTTGTGGATCAGGCTCGTCTCGTCGCCGGGTGAGCTGACCCGGACGCTGAGGGAGCCGAGGGTGTTGCGGTAGGTTCGCAGGCGGCCGTCGCCAAGCTGCAGGGCGTCGGCCTCTCGCTTGAGATAGGGCGGGAACTTCTCGACCTCGTCGTAGAACACGTGCCGAATCGGACGCCGGCCGAGGCTGGCCCCGGCCTCGGCCGAGCCGAAGTACCACGACCCGGTCAGGAGGGTGTAGCCCTCTTTGGTCAACAAGTTCTCGTTGGGAATGTTGCGGTGCATCGGCTCACAGGCCAGCACGTGGGCCTTGAGCTGTTTGCCGGCCACCTCTCGGGCGTCGGGCTCCCGGGGCATGACCAGCAGTTGGGGCCCGGGACGCTGGCAGGAGAGGGCCATCATGGTGCCGTAGACAAACGTTGTTTTGCCGATCTGGGTGCCGGTGACGGCCGTGATGGTGTCGATGGCGGGATCTTCGACGGCATCGAACATGCCCCGGAGGTACGGGGTCAGTTCCAGGTCGATCCGGCCCGGCAGGGCGTTGCCCTCGGAGGGGATGCTCACGTGGCGCTCGACCCAGTCGGCCGTCGACAGCAGCTCGGGCAACTCGAAGGCGGCCAGCTCCTCGGGGAGCCAGTCGAGGCAGTCGGTGCCGTCGAGGGTGATCGTGGGGACGGG